GTTAACCTTTTGTTGCGGCTTGACCGGGATTGGAAGGTGTAAATATGGGCTTTGGGAAAATGAGAACTTTCGTGGACATTATCTCAACCAAGCCGGTTAAGGACAGTGAGGGTTTTGCTGAAAAAGGTGATGTCATTCTCGCTTCTGTAAGGGCATACAAGGAAGACAGGCATGGCAGTGAAAAATGGGCAAACAGGGCGGCGTTTTCGCAGGCGTCCGCCCTGTTCCGCTTCCGCAGGATCCCTAATCTTGAAATCACCACAGATCTTGTGCTCGTCTGCAACGATGGCAGGTACAACATTATCAGTGTAGAGGACGTAAAAGGGCGCGGAATGTATATTGAGGTGCTTGCGGAAAAGGTGAAATCAAGCAAAACATAAGGGGAGGTGGCTGCAACGTGGCTAAGGTGGAAGTTAAAATGCCGGAAGAGTTCTTGCTCAAGTTATCCAGACTTGGAGAAAGGACAGACGAAATCATACCCAGGGTACTGGAAGTAGGAGGAGAAGTGGTTCTTTCAAAAGTGAAGTCCAACCTGCAGGCGGTTATCGGAAGCGGCACTAAATACCCGTCCAGGGCAACCGGTGAATTGGTAAATGCTTTGGGACTCTCTCCTGCTAAACAGGACAAGGGTGGAAACTACAACATAAAAATCGGCTTTACTGAACCAAGGAAAGATGGGGAAAGCAATGCGAAGATTGCTAATATTATTGAATACGGCAAGTCCGGGCAGCCTCCAAGACCCTTTTTGAAACCGGCAAAATCAGCTACAAGGAAGTCCTGCATCGAAGCAATGAAGTCAAGACTGGAACAGGAGCTGGGTCGTATATGAGCATATTGTCAGAATTAAACTCGTTATTGGATGCTTTGGGTATTCCCATTGAAACCGGAGTATTTAGCGGTGTACCGCCAGATGAGTACCTTGTCATAACTCCGATGACAGATACGTTTGAGTTTTTTGCAGACAATCGGCCTCAGGCTGAAACCCAGGAGGTGCGGTTGTCTTTATTTATAAAGGGAAACTACATTGCCCGTAAAAACGAAATAGTGAACACATTGCTCCAAGCGGGCTTTACAATAACAGACAGGCGGTATATTGGGCATGAGGACGATACCGGCTATCACCACTATGCCATTGATGTGGCAAAAGAATATGAAGTAAAGGAGGAATGAAAAACATGGCCACAATCGGACTGGACAGGTTATATTATGCCAAAATAACCGAGAATGAAAACGGAGAAGAGACATACGACACGCCTGTTCCGCTGGCTAAGGCTATTACGGCAGAGCTTTCTGTGGAGCTGGCAGAGGCGACACTTTATGCCGATGACGGGGCGGCAGAAGTGGTCAAGGAATTTCAAAGCGGCACCCTGACTCTTGGCGTTGCAGACATCGGAGTCGCCGCTGCAGAGGTTTTGACGGGAGCCACCCTTGACGACAACAAGGTGCTGATTTCCGCCAGCGAGGATGGTGGCGCTCCTGTGGCAATCGGCTTTAGAGCCAAGAAAGCTAACGGCAAGTACAGGTATTTTTGGCTTTACAGGGTTAAATTCGGCATCCCGGCGACAAATCTGCAGACGAAGGGCGACAGCATTACCTTTTCGACACCCACCATTGAAGGGACAGTCATGAGACGTAACAAACCAGATGGCCAGGGAAAGCACCCTTGGAAGGCAGAGGTCAGCGAAGACGATCCCGGTGTATCGCCTGAAACTATTACCGGCTGGTATACGGAAGTTTATGAGCCGGTATTTGCTGTGGGAGGAGGCAGCGAATAATGCAGGATAATGACAGAAGCGCAATTATCAAAATCGGCGATGAAGAATATCAGCTTATTCTAACCACTAAAGCGACAAAGGAGATTGCAAAAAGGTACGGCGGTCTTGAAAACCTCGGCACGAAACTGATGAAAACCGAGAACTTCGAGATGGCACTTGATGAAGTGGTATGGCTGATTACGCTGCTGGCCAACCAGAGCATTCTTATACACAACCTGAAAAATAAGGATAAGCGGGAGCTTCTGACCGAGGAGGCGGTGGAGCTTCTCACATCCCCGCTGGAGCTGGCGGCATACAAAGACGCTATCATGGAAGCGATGTTCAAGGGTACCAAAAGAAACGTTGAAAGTGAGGATGACTTAAAAAACACACCGGCCGAGTGAGCGATGAGGAATTGTTCACTCGGCTTTTATATTACGGCACTGTTCAGCTCAACCGTTCAGAGGAAGAAGTATGGCTCATGCCTATTGGGTACCTGCTTGATTTATGGGAGTGTCACAAGCAGTTTTTAGGGCTGGCCAAACCAAAGCGGATGCTGACTATCGATGACGTGATACCTTATGGAATTTAAAGATTTTGAAAGAAAGGAGGCGGTTTTGTGGCAGACGATTTTGGCCTGAAGATCGGCATTGAAGGCGAAAAGGAATTTAAAAACGCCATTCGTGAGATCAACCAAAGCTTTAAGGTACTGGGCAGCGAAATGAACCTGGTAGCATCTCAGTTCGACAAACAGGATAAGTCAGTTGAAGCTGTTACTGCAAGAAACAAGGTGCTTAATAAAGAAATCGAATTGCAAAAAGATAAAATAGCTACTTTGGAGAAAGCGCTTGCCAATGCCGCCTCATCTTTCGGGGAAACCGACCGGCGTACTCAATCCTGGCAAATACAGCTTAACAACGCCAAAGCAGAACTGAACAAAATGGAGCACGAGCTGAAGGCCAACAACAAAGCGCTGGAGATTGCGGGAAAAGAGTTTAATGAAGCTGAAAAACAGGCGGACGAATTCGGCGACGAGATTAAAAAAGCCGCGGATCAGGCGGACGACGCGGGAGGGCGTTTTGAAAAATTAGGCGGCGTTTTGAAAGGGATCGGCGTGGCTATGGGCGCTACTATGGCCGCCATTGGCACAGCGGCTGTCGGCGCAGGCAAGGCGCTGGTGGATATGTCGGTAAATTCGGCAGCCTACGCTGATGAAATTCTAACCGCTTCAACCGTAACCGGCATGTCCACCGACAGCTTGCAGGCGTATAAATACGCCGCAGAACTTGTGGATGTCTCATTGGAAACTCTGACCGGCAGCATGGCAAAGAACGTCAAGTCCATGTCTTCCGCAAGAAAAGGCACTGGCGAGATTGCGGATGCTTACCGGCAGCTCGGCATTTCGGTTACCGACGCAAACGGCAACCTGCGCGACAGCGAAACTGTCTATTGGGAAACCATAGACGCCCTTGGCAAGGTGTCCAACGAAACCGAACGGGACGCGCTAGCCATGCAGATTTTCGGAAAATCCGCACAGGAACTCAATCCCCTGATTGCGCAAGGTTCGGCAGGTATTGCGGAACTTACCGAGGAAGCCAGACGCATGGGTGCGGTTATGAGCGAGGATTCGCTTAACGCACTCGGAGAATTTGACGACAGCATCCAGCGGCTCAAAGCAGGCGGTGAAGCGGCCAAAAATATGCTGGGCACAGTGTTGCTTCCGCAGCTTCAGATACTGGGCGATGATGGAGTTGCGCTTCTTGGGGAATTTACTCGTGGATTATCTGAGGCTAACGGCGATTGGACGAAGATAAGCGAGGTTATTGGCAATATGGTGGGAAGCCTTGTGAGTATGCTGATGGAAAACCTGCCGAACCTCATTCAGGTGGGATTGGATATCGTCACCTCCATCGGCGGGGCTATTGTGGAGAACCTTCCCGTCATTATCGATGCGGCGGTACAAATTGTCATGACACTTTTGCAGGCTTTGATTGACGCACTGCCGCAGATAACAGACGGCGCCCTGCAGCTTGTAATGGCGCTGGTGCAAGGAATCATTGACAATCTTCCTGCTTTGGTGGAAGCTGCAGTTCAAATGATTGTTACGCTGGCGACTGGTATCGGGGAGGCGCTTCCGGAGCTGATCCCGGCTATTGTCGAAGCCGTCATCCTTATCTGCGAGACGCTGATAAACAACATGGATCAGATACTTGAAGCAGCGTTTGCCATTATTGAAGGGTTAGCGCAGGGACTTTTGAACGCTCTGCCAAAGCTTATAGAGGCACTGCCCCGAATCATTACGGCCATTATAAACTTTGTTACTAATAACTTACCGAAGATTGTGGAGATGGGCATACAGCTTACTGTCCAATTAGCAGCAGGCCTTATAAAAGCAATACCCCAACTTGTGGCAAGTTTACTTCAGATTATTTCAGCCATTGTCCAGGGGCTCGGAAAGGCTGTCACCTCAGTTGTGGATATTGGTAAGAACATAGTGAAAGGCTTGTGGGAAGGTATAAAAAGCCTGGGGAACTGGATCAAAGACAAAGTATCAGATTTCTTTTCTGGAATTGTGGACGGAGCAAAAAATCTTCTTGGCATACATTCACCATCAACAGTTTTTGCTGGTATCGGGAAAAACATGGGTGAAGGCATAGGAATAGGGTTTGATAAAGCAATGAACACAGTCGTACAGGATATGCAAAAGGCTATTCCTACTGAATTTGAGATAGATGCAGGTCTTAAGACGGGTGCTTCAGGCATCACTGGAAAGAGTGCTGTAAATGGTAATGGATTTATACTCCATATCGAAAATTTCTATAATAATACAGAAAAGGATATTGAGCAGCTTGCTTATGAATTTGAGTTTTATAGACAGCGTTTATCCTTCGCAAGGGGTGGTGCATAATGCTTAGTTTTGTTTTTAATGGGAAAGACAGTTTTAAAGATTATGGGATATTTATAGAAAAGCGGCCCAATGTACCTTCTCCAAAGCGCAGAGTTTCATACATTAGCATTCCGGGAAGAAATTCGAGTCTGAGATATGACGAGGAAACCTATGAAGATATAACTTTATCCGTAGAGTGTGCTGTAATTGGCAATATACAAAGCAAAATTGACGATATTAAGGCATGGCTCATTGGTTCAGGCGAAAGTGATCTTATTTTCAGTTTTCAGAGTGATAAGAAATACATTGCACAGGTTGTAAACAGCATCGATTTTGAAGTTATCCTGAAGATTACTTCAAGGTTCGTAATCATTTTTAACTGCAGGCCTTTTAAATATTCAGTGATGAATGAGGTTATTAATATTACTTCAGGAACGGGGACATCTGTTTTAAACCGTGGAACTGTTAAAAGCAGGCCTTTAGTCAAGGTTTATTGTTCTGGGAACGGCGCTTTGTAACCGTCAAGTAAAAATGAACAAAAAATGATAAATAACTTTGAACACCTAAT